GCAGGGTAATGGATTATTGTAAAAAAATTGGCAAAACTATATCTAACTTAACAAAAAAAAGAAAGGACAAAAAATGAAAATAAAAGAAAATCCAGGCATGATAATGATTGACTTATCTGCAAAAGAAGTGAGCATATTATTGGAACTCATTGATTTGGCTATAGATACTAGAACGACTTTGGATTCTACTTCCGATTCCTTTGCAGACCTAACTCACTTATCTAAGAAATTAAATTTAGATTTAAAAGATATTTATACAGGTAATAATTTGGTTTAGTTATGAAAAAATCTAGTGCATTAGCTTATGTAGGTCATAACGCAAAAGGGGATAGAGAAGAAAACGATTTTTACCCAACACCTGAATCAGCAACTTTAGCTTTATTAGAGAAGCAAACTTTTGAGGGTGATATTTGGGAATGTGCTTGTGGAGATGGTGCTATCTCTAAAGTATTATTAAATAAGGGTTACAAGGTTTATTCTTCGGATTTAATTAACAGAGGTTATGGCAGCTCTAACGTAGATTTTTTACAATCTGATTTGAAAGCAGATAATATTGTTACGAACCCACCATTTAATCTAAGTTTAGAATTTGCTTTAAAGGCTTTACAATGTGTTAGAAAAAAAGCAGTATTTTTTCATAAATTAGTTTTTTTAGAATCCAAAAAAAGGCAACAACAATTATTTAAATTAAACAAATTAGAAAAAGTTTTTATTATTCCAGGTAGATTGGCTTTTAAAGGATATAAAACAGGTGGCTTAATGTGTTTTGCTTGGTTTGTATTTGACGTTAATTACAATGGAAAGCCTACAATAGATTGGATTTAATATGGATTTGATTGCTTGGATCAAATTAAAGGTGTATTTACTCTATCTAAGATTTAAATATCGCAGATATAAGGTCAAGCATCATAGGTGTATTTATAACACCGAACTGAATACTTGCGAACTCATGGAGGATTGCACCTGTGAAAAAAGATAAAATAACAAAAGAATACTTTCAAAAGTTTCCTAACGATTTAATGAATAACAAGGTGCTGAATGCTTATGAAAAGTTAATTTATATTATTTGCAAATCTTTTGAGTCAGCTCCAAAAGGTTGCCGGATTTCTAATCAATATATTATGCAAAGAACAGGCATTAAGGATTCCAGGACAGTAACAAAATACTTGGATAGATTAACTATGTTTGGATATTTGGCAAGACGGCAGCTAGATAATAAAACCAATCATATTGTATTTGATAAAGAAACTATGCAGGAATATATCAAACATAATATTCATAAACGTAATAAAATGAAACGATCTATGCTCAAGCATCTAAATAAGCCTATAGAAAAGAACGATATTATTAATATGAAAGACTATTTAATAGGTCTTAAATTCAAGAAATAACCTGTGGATAACTAGGTTAATAACAATATTTCGGACATACATTTTTTGCATTTGGGACATACAAAAATTGTACCTTAATTAAGATATATTATATATATTTAAAAGGCTTTAAAAATTCCTAATATTAGCTATAAGCTATTCTACAACCAAACTGTTCTAATCTTTTTGTAAGGATATATAAAAGGAATGTTGTTTAAAGCACCCCCCCTGATTACCTCCTTTGTGGGTTTTGTTATTATGTTCTTAGGGAATGGGTCGCCTGGAAAATGATTAACTTACCTATTGATGAGCCTACTTTAGATAATTATTTGGCTATTGCTTCATATGTAGATTCCAAAATGCCTAGACCCAATAATAATAGAGTTCCTAGTATGTATAAAATATTAGACATTATTCCTGAAGCTATGGATCATAATAGGTTCATTAAAGGACATATGAGAATTATCCCAAGTGCTAAACAACTTGAGATTTATGAGTTTATTTCAGGAATTATGTTAAAAACAACTAATTACAATAGAAATTTGCTTTATTTAAGAAATTTTCCATTCAGAAGATCATTTAGAGATTTAAAAAGGTTCTTTTCTGATCAATCGCATGAAACCATTAGAAAAAATTACAATCTTGCTTTGTATGACGTTTGCAGACTCATTAATAAATTAAATATAAAAAAGATTTGACAAATTACCAAAAAATAGAATATGGCAATATATAATAGGGTTGTAATATATCCTATTGTGAGTCTAGGTAAGTTTCACAGAAACCCTTTCTGTTATCCTTTCTTTCTTTCTCTTGCCTAGACTCTAAAAATGTTACTTTGGTAAATCTTAAATTGTTAATGTGCTTTATCTTTTCTAAGAACTCAACAATTTTAGATTTATCTAAATAGGAATTACCACCTGCTAGAATATTGTTAGCAGTTATTACTTGTAACTCAATTTCTTTTTTAGTTACCAAGTGCATAACTCAAATAATACAATATCCAATAAGGCATGGTAATTATCATAATTGATATTATGATTTCAGTAATAAGATTTATTATTTTCATAACTTAATAATTTTTTTGGTTGAAGGTTTTTTTCAATTCATTATCAGAAACGACATATAAATCTTTTATATTATCTTGATACAGCATAGAACTTGATTTGAATTTATCAATTTTATTGAATAACTCAATTAAATTACTTGCTACAATATAAACTGCATTAGATTGATTATTTTTGTTATAACTTAGTTTGTATATCATGGTTTAACCTTTCTTTTAGTTTTTGATTTTGTTTACATAGGAAGTTATTTCTTTTTACAAGTCTAGCATTAATATTGCGTAACTTGTTTAAAGATTCTTTTAATTGAATAATTTTAATGTTCCAATTAATTCCTATAAACATTGTTTTTGTTCCAAGTATTAATAATTTTTTCATTTGTGGAATTATCTAAATATATATTCCATTTACCTATGGTTATATATAAGGAATTTTTTGATCTTACGTCTATATCAATTCCTTTTATTTTTTTTTTAATAAATTTATTTTTCATTTGTTTTATCCTTTCTTTTTAGTTTGTTAGTTTCTTTCAACTCCAATAGTTGGAATACCTTCAATGTTAGTTAGTATTGCTCCTGCGTTGTTTCCTTCGTCATCAGAACTAGGAGTCAAGATAACACCATTACTTAAATGAATTTCACAAGGTTGATAATCCCAACCTAAAAACTTTTTTGAATCTTTTGGATTCAAGTATTCAATCTTAGTTATGGTTTGACCTACTAACATTGTTTTTAATTTATTCATAAATTGATTGTTCATGTGTTTTATCCTTTCAGTTTAATTAATTATTTTTATATATTGAACCATCTTGATTAACAACTTGAAAGCCTTGTTTATCAAAAAAGAACAAAATTTCTTCAAAGGTATATCTTGCAACTATATGAAAACCGCTTTCTTTATATTTTGCATAAAAGAACTTACCTTGATTACAAAATTGAATTTCATTTACGCATATTTTAGGTAAATCGTAAGTAAAATATTTTTTTGCTGTTTGTGTCATGTTGTTTATCCTTTCAGTTTAAAAATAACTTTCGCAATTTAAAAAATCATTAAATTTATAATCTAAAAATTTTTTTAATTTAACTGTATTTTTTAAACAAGCCTTGTAAATTTTATTTGCTTTGATTGAGTCTGAATCATAACCAAATTCAGCACAAAAATCATTAAAGTTTAAATCATTACAAATTGCGTCAGACCTTAAACAATCTAAAACACTTAAAGCATTTGGTTCATGTTTGATTCCATAACCTTGTGAATAATAAATGCTCATAGATTTAGAACCATTTTTTAATTTAACTTTGTAATGATTAGCATTGACCCAATCTTTATTATTTGGGTTTTCAGAAATTAATTTTGAACTTATTAAAATATTATTATCTTTAATAAATTCAGAAATTGTTTTTTGTTGTGTCATGTTGTTTCCTTTCTTTTTAAGTTTATTTATAAATTATTTTTAAATTACTATCTGAATATTTACAAAATTTTTTGTTTTTAGAACCAACTAATTTAACCTTGTTTAAAGTAAATTTGTTAATCCAATCAATAAAATTTTGTTTATCTTCATAACTAGCATTTATAAAATTAATGTTATGTTGATAATCAAGATATTTATAAAAATAACCATTTTTAGGTTGAAGTTCTGCCTTGTCTTTCAATCTATTATCAATATATTGGTTGATATATGGATAACAATCTTTAGCAAGTTTTTGTTGTTTGATTGTTTTTTTATTAGATTCATAATAAACAGAAACTGTTATTAAGTCATCTACTGACATATCAGGGTGATTAAGTATTTTCATATTTTATCCTTTCGTTAAGTTTAAATTATTAAAGTGTAAATCAATTGTCAATATACTAAATTAAATAAATATAAAATAATTATGAGTACAGAATTAATAGAACAAAAAAAGAACACTCCAGGACGTAGAACCAAGTATAATAAAAAGCTAGTCAATGAGATTTGTTCAGAATTAGCAATTGGTAAAACTATAAGACAAGTCTTATCTCCTGCCGTTAAAAACAGGCCTTGTTGGGAGTCATTTAGAAAATGGCTTAATTTATACCCTGAATTAAGAGAACAGTATATTAAGGCTAAATCTGACGGAATTGAGTATTCACTCTGTGAGGCTCAGGAGCTATTGAATGAATCTTTAGCTAATAGTAAATTAAAAGACAAAACAGACTTAGGACAAACTCACCTTGTTAAGGCAGCACTTGACCTGGCTAAGTGGAAAGCAGAGAAGTTAAATCCTTCTGTTTATGGTAAAAGTAATACATTAGCTGTGCAGAATGGTGATAATAAAATAGTTGTTAAATGGGAGTCTTAAAAGTATTTGTTGTTGATTTTATTAGATTTGTTGGTGTTGTTTTGCAAATTATAAACAAAATGTAGCACAAACTACATTATAACTGCCATTTGTTAAAAAATCAGCACAATTTGAACGATTAAACAGTATTTTATCAGTTATTTATTGAACCAATTACAATAGAACCAGGCTCACTTAATGGTTGTTGTCAATAACGATAAATTATCGGTAACAATTCACAGTTGATTACTAGTAATAGCTCTAGCAATAGTTGAATTATCAAAACTTAAAGTGGGGGGTTTTGTGGCGACCCACACCCCCAAAGGGTATTTCCGGTACTTGTTAAAAATGATCGGACTCACACACAAATAAACAAAGGAAACCAATATGACCTCAAGCAAAATAAACAAATTCTATACAGACAATTTTAAATCCATGAAAAAACAGGGAGCTTATCCTACTGACAGCAACTCAGGAGTTATTTACCGAAACCCAAAAGGTGAAGTGATTAGCAAAGAGAAATGGCTTGAAGAAGCTGACAAACAGTTTAAGAAATAGATATGGATGAATTTGATGATGTAATGGACAAAGACTATTCAGCAATAGTTTATGTGAAACCTGAAAAGAAACAGGTCATTGTTAAATTCTATGGTTTTAATAACTTACAAGAAGCTGATGTATTTGCTAAATACATGGCAGTAGATTTAGGCATACAACAATTGATACCACACAATAGAACCCTCAATTAAAATAGGGGGGGTTTGTTTTACAAATGGCGACAATTGAGATTCCATACAAGCCTAGAGAATTACAAAAATTTTTGCATGAAAATATCTCTAAGCACCGATTTAGTGTTTTAGTATTACATCGTAGAGCTGGTAAAACAGTCATGTGTATTAACCATATGATTAGGGAGGCTTTGCTAAACCCCAACCCAAGCTCAAGATATGCTTTTTTAAGTCCTACTTTTAAACAAGGTAAGGCAACAGCATGGGATTACATAAAAACATATGCTGGAAAAATACCTGGAACTAAGTTTAATGAATCTGAATTACGATGCGACTTTCCCAATGGTAGTCGTATTACTATTCTTGGTGGTGAAAATGACCAGGCTCTAAGGGGTATTGCATTAGACGGTTGTGTCTTTGACGAAACCCAAAGTATTAGTCCTAGTTTATTTCCAGAAATTATACGTCCTGCTTTAGCGGATAGAAAAGGTTGGTGTGTTTTCATTGGTACACCCAAAGGAAGAAATTACTTCTATGACCTATATTGCCAAGCCAAAGGAGAAAAGAATTGGTACGCAGCAATATTTAAGGCATCGGAAACTAAGATATTAGACGAAGAAGAATTAAGGTCTGCAAGGCAAATGATGTCAGAGGACTTATACGATCAAGAATTTGAATGTAGCTTTCAAGCAGCAATAACCGGTTCTTATTACGGAGCTATTATTGAAAGGCTAGAAAAAGAAAATAAGATTACCGATGATTTGTATGATGAATCCCTAGATGTAGAAACCTGGTGGGATTTAGGAATGAACGACCAAACAGTTATTTGGTTTGCTCAACGATACAAAAATGAAATTAGATTAATAGATTACTATGAAGCTGCTGGAGAAGGTTTAGATCATTACGCAAATGTCATTGATGCCAAACCTTACGAATACTCCAAACATATTGCACCCCATGATATTAAAGTTAGGGAACTAGGTGCGTATGGAAAATCAAGGCTTGAAAGTGCATTAGAATTAGGTATAGCTTTTGAGATTGCTCCGAAACTATCTATTGAAGATGGGATAGAAGCAGTACGAAAGGCTTTGCCGAATTGTTTGTTTGATAAAAACAAATGTGGTAAAGGCATTGAAGCTATGAAAGCCTATCAAAAACGATGGGATGAAAAGAATCAATGTTTTAGAAATAAACCTTTACACAATTTTGCTTCGCATTGTGCTGATGCTTTTAGAACAGGCATAGTCGGTTACGGTGTTCAGGCAACGGATTGGAAAAAA